ACAACCAGTAACGCAATAGGTGGGTTCGGGGCAGCCACCAACGGCGTTAACGCAATCACATTACCTAGCGCCACGCAGGCGACCAGTGGCAACGCCTTCACGTTCTCGCAAACCTATTACCAAGGCGATGCTGTGCCCGATTCAGCAGCATCAGTCGGTGCAATTCCTAATTTCTCAGATGTGACAAGCACGGCCGCCGGCACTAACACTGGTTTGGCGGGGACACTGACGACCTCGGGTGCTCTGACAATCGCCCCAGGTGCAGCAGGTACAAGTGCATTGGGTCAGACAATTGTGGAGCTGACGACAAAGTAAATGCGTGCGGTCTTTCTGCTTTTGCTGTTGGCACCTGCACCAGCATTAGCCATACCCGTGGTGCCAAATTTCACAAGCGGGATTTTGTCGAGCAGAACAGAATCAAAGACCAAAGTGTTGGAAACTATTACCAGCCACTCGTATCGCACTGGCTACGAATACTCTGCAGCAGGCGTAGGTCTTAACGCGTCAGGCCCGGTCAATCCAACCGGTACAACACGACAGACTGTCACCATCCAGGGTGCTGGAACCAGCCAGCTGGGGCTGGACATGTCGACACGTCCGACCTGGTCGCTGGCTACGCCCGGCGGTGCGTTCCAATTCGCGGAAACGTACACGGCACCTGGGCTTGAGTCCGTCACGATTATCCAGCGTGAAACCAACAGCGAAACCATCGTCGATTCCACCAGCACATTCAGCCAATGAAACGCATAGCCGCAAGCCTGCTTCTTTTGTTATATCCAGCGCAGGTAAATGCGCAGGTAAATGCAACAGCAAGTCCAATCTCAAATAGTAGCGGCTCAGTGGTTAATCAGGCCGTGCAAGTAACACCTAGTGCGCAACATAAATATCACTATGGGTCAGGTATTACATGTGATGGACCAACACTAAACATATCTCCATTTTTATCAACAACTAACAGCTGGGCACAGCCATGGGAAGAGACGTACAACGAACCTATCTATGACAACAGCGACAACTTCGGGCTTATTGATCCTGAGACTGGGCTGAATGGACCCGATGGAATTCCTGATTCCCCGGGCCGAGTGTTGTTCTACAAGCCGATACGCACGGCACAGAAGTCAAACTTCAGTATCAACGGTGGTATCACTGCCACCATCAGCATCCCCCTGGGCCGTGAGCCCATCGAGTTGTGCAAGCAAGCAGCCCGCCGTCAGGTCCAGCTGTACGAGCAGGCGCTAGCTGACAAGCGGTTGAACTACGAGGTTGCGCGACTCAAGGCATGCTCGACCGCCCTGCGTGAGGGCTATGGCTTCAGTGAAACCAGCCCGTTCCGTGCGATCTGTGCTGACGTCGTACTCAAGCCCATACCTGTGGAGCAGCACACGCATAGGTTTATTTACCCACCATCCGACGTAAAGCCATCAGTGCGCGATTCCGATCTCGTTGCGCCAGGATCCGCTCCCGCACCGATACCGGTTTCTCCTTTTTAAGCAGCAGTTTCTTCACCACCTTCTTGGTCACAGGCTTGGCCAGCTTTTGCAAGATGGACGCCAGTGGTTTGCTGAAGATAGCGGCAGTAGTAGCCAGAGCCGCAGTCAGTGCGACGCTGATTGTGGGCCCTGCATCAGGGATGTAGTTGCCAATGACCTGGCCAATGGGCGCAGGATCCCAGATCTTTACGCACTCACCCTCTACTAATTCATAGCCAGCCAGTACCTTCGTACCGATTTTGTTCCAACTGCCTAAGGGATCAGCACCATATGGCGGGCATGGCGTTTCTTTTGGCACATTGGGTGTGTCGGGGAGCCAAGGCCCTGACTCAATCGGAAGAGTGGGTTGTGCCGGAGGGCTAGCCACCTCCGGTTTTTTTATGGGCGCTGCTGGTGGTTGCACCCATGTGAATTCACGAGGCCGATAGTCAAGCGCCTCAAACGTAGGGACGTTGCCCTGGCACAGAGTTACGTTGCCCTTTGGGTCAGCCGTGAACGCATCACTGCCACTGCCTGAGTTGATGCGGGCACGCACGCACCCCGGCATGTCAATCACAGGCCAGGTGGCTGATGTGACAGGCGGTGCAACTGGAAGCGACGGTGGCGGGATGACATGCGGCGCAATGATGCGCGGCACACCAACCTCGCCAACCGTCAGCTCTGGTATTTGCGGCACTACGGAATGATCGGTACAGCAGGGCCAACGCCGGTCGGCGCCTGAGGCAAGGCCTTGTCAATCTGCACAGGCATCATCTCTGCCATTGACTGCACCAGCTCTAGCTTCAACTCGCTGATGTATTTGTTGGCTAGAGATGGCAGCTGCATGTAGCCGGCAGTGCCGATGGCCAGCGTCCCAGTCGAGACAATAAACCCCACAGTGCCAAGCAAATTAAAAACCTTTTGCATGGGTAAAAAGCAGAAAAGCCCCGGTGGTGTCGCGGGGCCCTTCTCTCGTGTGAGGAGACCCCCGAGGGGGTGCTCAAGTTATAGCTCAAATCAGAGCTTTAGCTTGCCACCCATTTTGACGTAGGTAGACATGTCGACGTCGCTGAATTTGCCAGCGCCAACTTCTGCATACACGCTGGTGTTTTCGTCGACTTGACCAGCAGCGCCAGCCTTGCCAGTCCAGCCCCACTCAGTGTCAGTGGTGTTGTTGGTCAGCGCAGGGCCAAGCTGAATAAAGAAAGGTCCTTGCTCGTAGCCGACGTGCAGGTCAAGGCTGCTGCCTGTCGACGTGCTGCCCGAGAAGCCGGTCACGAACTCGGGGTTCGCGTAGAAGTTCCCTTCTGCCTTCGCAGACGGGGCGCCCAATGCAAGTGCCGTGGCGGCGACAGAAGCAGCAATCAAAAGACGTTTCATGCTTATTGGAAGAAAACACGCAAACCTTATTACAAGCTGACTAATTTTGCAGGGTCAAAGCTATGGCGCTACAGAGTAGTGACGGACGAAGTTAGGCTAAGCGTAGAGGAACTCATCGTCGGAGTGGACGTAGAGAGGCTTAAAGCAGCGTCAGTTAACGTTGACGTGGCAGAGGTCAAAGTGCCGGCAGCATCCGTAAGAGAACTTGCAGCGTATGTATATGAACCGTATGTTCCGGTAAGTGAACCATCGTCAGGCAGCTTAAGAAGCTGAATGTCGTAGCCGCCTAGACCTGTAACTGTATATCTGGTGTAGCCCAAAACATAAATGTTGTTTGAGTCATCTACTTGTATGTTATATACGTTTTCAGTGCCGCTTCCTGACCAAGTTCTTTGCCATTGAATCGCTCCTGAACTATTGTATTTAGCAATTAGCATACTATTATCGCCAGGACCAGCATCAGTGCGTGCGCAAATATAAACATTGCCAGAAGAGTCGATAGCTATTTCTTCTCCAAAATCTTGAGTCGAAGTTCCGCCCAATGTTCTCTGCCATTGGAGAGTTCCTGAAGTGTTATATTTAGCGACTAAAATGTCATATTGACCATTACCACTAACAACAACTTCTGTATATCCGATGAAATGAGGGTTGCCTGAACTGTCCAAGGCTATGCCTGTTAGCACAAACTCAGCATCGGCATTTCCAAGGATTCTTTGCCACTGAATAGTTCCTGAGGTGTTGTATTTAGCGATTAAAAAATCATTGCCGCCTTGGCCTTGGCTGTTAGTTCTGCCCAAAAAGTAAGCATTGCCAGAGCTATCTACAGCCACGCCATATCCCCTTTCATTGCCGCTTCCCGTTAAAGTTCTTTGCCATTGCACGGTGCCTGAGCTGTTGTATTTGGCTATCAAGGGCCCGTTATTACCCCATCCAGCGATATAAACATTGCCTGAACTATCTACATCTACGCCATACCCGCGGTCATCAGTAGTTCCGCCTAAGAATCTTTGCCATTGAAGTGTGCCTGAAGTGTTGTATTTGAAAAGCCAAATAGCTCGGTTGCTAACACCTTCGGTGGTAAATCCAACAACATAGACATTGCCTGAGGAATCAACGGCATTCCCCCATCCATGATCATGATCAGTCGACGCATCGCCTATGCTTCTTGCCCATTGAAGCGCCCCGTCATTATCGTATTTTGCGACAAAAGCATCATTAGCGCTGCCAATAAAGGTATAACCGCTGATGTATATGTTGCCTGAACTGTCTAGATTTAGGCCCTTAGGAAAGTCATTACTGTTTGTGCCTGCATCTACAAGCCAATAACTGTTGCCAGCAGCGCCTAATCCGACCAGCATTTGTTGCATCATTAGCTCAACCCCGAACCAGAAATAATAAACTCGTTAGTATCGGTGCAGGCAATAGTGCAAACACCTTTAGCTGCCAATGTCCTGTTGCCAGTAGCAGCGTCAGCAGTGTTATACAAAGTGACGCCTGACCCTTGAGTAATAGTGTTGTCCCCGCTTGAGACGTTGAAGATAGTAATCATGTCGCCAGCAGAAAACACGCCTGATGGCAGCGTTATGTTCGCGCTGTTAGTCGCCTCTCTAATTAAGTTGCCTGCGTGCGTTGCAGCCAGGGTGAGAGTAGAAGCATTGTGACTTGTAATTCCAAGCCGCCTGATTGGGCCAATGGAATCTGTAATCGTCCCGTTGACGTGCAGCTTTGAGCTGGGACTCGTAGTGCCGATGCCCACGTCGCCATCGCTGGCGATACGCATCCGCTCAACAGCCTCATTTGGACTTTCATCACGGGTCGCAAATGCAAGAAAGAAATTTTTATCTGCATCACTGCTATTTTCTTTGCCGCCGTAAATAGCAGCGCCGTCCAGTGGAATGTCAGGACTTGTTCTATATTTTGTTGAGAATACAATTCCTGCTCGCGGCGAAGAACCAAAAGCAGTTGTGTCATTGAAGACCCTAAGTTGACCTTTTACATCTCCTAGTCCGTTAGCATTTGTGTCGGCTCCGCGTACGTCCAAAGGCATAGCGGGCGACGCAGTGCCAATGCCAACCCGGTTGTTGGTGCCGTCAACCTTCAGAGTGTTGCTGTCGATGTTGATGTTTTCATCGACGCCGCCAGTAGTGACTTGAGTGAGTGTCATGAGATAAGCGGGGGCAAGGGACTAGCAACCTTTAGGGCCATGTTATGTGGGCTCAGAAGGCCAGGACACATTGTGCGGAAAGCCTTCTGCGCTCGTTATGTCGCGCAGGCCCTGGCGGTACTGCTCCCACTCTGTCTTCTTGCCATCCGATAGTGGGCTGTCAGGCAGCACAGTCCAGTCACAGGCCGCAAGCATGTCGGCCCGGACTTGCCGCACTCTCGTTGCCGCTTCGCTGTCGACCCTGGCCCGATAAGCAGCCTGCTGTTCAGCAGCAGTTTCCTCCTCGTTGTCAGTAAAGGTTGGGCCGACCACAAACTTGGTGAACCATTGGCCGTTGACTTCCTCGACGCCATCACGAACGCTAATTTCGTAGGGGCCAGAGGTTGTGGCTGCTGGGCCATTGAGCACTGGATCGTAGCCGTAGCTGTCCAGCACAATGCTGTTGATCTGCTTTGGGAAAGCAGTCCGAGGATGCTCGGCTTTGAACTCGCTGATCGTGATGACAGCGCCGGTTTCGCGGTTACGGATTTCCATGGTTAGGCAATAGCGAGATAAATGTAGCTACGGCCAGCGCCGTTTATAAAAGTATTGCCACCAACAACTGTAAAACCAGAGGAGAGGGGGTCAATTAAATCGTTTCCAGTATCTTCAGCTGAAGTGCTATTTACACTAAGTTTAGAATCATTGCCGCTAACAATTCCACGCGTCGTGTCAAACAGACACCAATCACCAATACCGTCAGTCCGTTTAATTAATACAAACCTCGCGCCTGCAGTGAAACCGCAATCAACCTGAACGTCACTACTGGATCCGCTGTACGCTCCAACCTTTGAGATGCCGGATAAAGTGGCGAAGAGATATACAATATATTCATTGCCAACTTTATTATGTGAAGATGACGATCCCCCTATTGTAAATACGCTAGAGGTTGGAGTAGTTCCACCCCAGAAAGTAAAAGCGTTTAGCTCTGCGTCACTACCTTCTAACTTGAGATACTTTGATGTACCAAGGCTGCCAACATAAACATTCCAGCCTCCGCCAGAAGTGCGCCGTTTTACAAACATTAGCTCTGGTATAACTGTCAAATTGTGATTTATATTTTGAGTTGAATCTGTCCCAGAATAGTTGACCACATCGAAGAATCCTGGGGCGCGGCGGAACATCCATGAACGATAGTTAGTATCGTTTGCTAGGTTGTCACCCCAGCCATCCATGAAATCAAACTTTGCAGCACTATTTGTACTTTGCCCTGAGGTTGTATTTAGCTCAAGCTTATTGGTCCCTGTCAGGCGCGAATAGCTTTCAAAGTTATCTGTATATGCAACGTTTCTATGGAAAGCCCAGTCGACAACAAAGTTAGAAACATATTCAGGCTCTGATTGGGTATTTACGTCTATCTGAAACACATCCGTTCCAGCCTCGGGCGGCTTATGCGGACGGCGGATTGCAATAAATTTACAAGCAACAGAATCAACAATCTTAAATCCAGTTGCTGTTAACGCTATACGCCCATTGTTGGACTCTGCGCTATTATTGCTTGTTGTAAATTGATAGCCTTTAGAAATATCGCCATATTCTGAAAAATTATCATTACCAAAACCACGCATGGCATCGTGAACGGTATTACCGTTGCCGGAACTATCTGGTAGCCTAAGAAGAAACTGTGGTTCCCACCCAATATTGACTTCTCGCTGGGTTTCACCCCCAGCGGATGAAAATGATCCGCAATAAACGATACTTTCGTCTTCATTGGCGCCGAAATCAGACTCATCATGTGCAAACAAGTAGGCAACATACTGTCTCCCACTTACGTTATTACTAAAAAAACCTAGGGAAAATTCTGTAGCTGTTGGGGCTGTCCCGCCCCAAGCGGCGCTATGGCTTTGTGGACCGTTAAAATTATTTAATTCATAATACTGAGTGGTCCCCAGGTCTCGATGGTAAACGTACCAATCGCCACTTGCGCTAGTTGATTTAATGATAATGCAACCAGGAACACTTCCGAGATTATGAGATACTGTTCTTGAAGATGAAGTTCCTGAATAGGTAACAACATCAAAAAACTTTGGCGCTTTGCGGAAGGTCCAAGAGGCAAAAGGTTTTGGATTCAAAAAGCTGCCATTTACTGAATTTCCGTCACCCAATGAAAAACCGTCTGAGTTAAAAGCAGTTACAAAACTACTGTTAGTGTTTTCAGAATCACTTGAATTGCTCCTTATGTATTTATTTACTCCTCTTTCGGTATCAGTAAATATATGGCCTGTAGTCATATTTCTGGCTTTAATCCAAACAAGACCACCCTCACCATCTAGGTCAATTCCATTGTTAATTGATCTTGTGGCTGAAGTCCCTTTATACAGAAAACAACTGAACACGTCATCGACGTACAAAGGACCACTCGCGCCGCCTGCAGCACCAGCAAGAATGTTGTTGTGAAAAACACTCATGAGTAAAGCGCGGTGACGACAGTGTGAATGGAGCCAGTAGTGCGAACGATGTAATCCACGCGATCCACTGAGCTGGCTGCTGTAGAAAGCGTAGGGGCAGTGCCGCTTGCAAAGTCCCAGTTAGAGCCGAACGTGACTGTTCTAGATCCGGTGCCGTCTTGAACCAAGAAGATAGAGCCCGACTGGCCTGGCGTTAAATTACTTGGGTTGGCCAGCGTTACGTTGTGGCCCAGCGTCAGCGTGTAATTGACGCTAGTAGCAAAGTCCAGGGTCACAGTTGATGCGCTAGTTACTGTCTGAATTTCAGCGACTGCACCTGCCTGGACAGTGACAAGACCCTGGATGTTTGCGACGCCATCAACATCCAAGCTGTCGCATTGGGCCTCGCCAGTTACGTCAATGCCGTCTGATTTGGTTTCAAATTTCTTGGAGTTGTCGTAGTAAAGCTCTACGTTGCCACCCGTGTATTTGTCAATGTTAATTTGACTGCCACGGATATGCAGTGAGCCTGTTCCAGAATCATCAATATAAGAGTGATTGCTATCGTGATAAATCTCTAGGTCATTGCCAGTGCCAAACCGAGCCTTTTCGTTGTCAGCAAAGTCAATAGGCTTGGCAAGTTTGGATGACGCAATAGCTGCAGTGGCGCTGACCTTGGCATCGGTGACAGCGCTGCTGCTGAGCTTTGCACTTGTGACAGCACCATCGACAAGTTGAGCTGTGTCGACTGAGTTGGTGCTTGGCGTGCCGACGTTTACCGACGAGCCAATCGTGACAATAAAGAAGCTCGACCCGGTCGCTGGAGCAGCGGCAAAAATAATGTCGTTGTTATCAATGGCAAAGCCTTCAGCTGGTTGCGACGTGCCAGTGTTTGGCTTTTGGATTACGCCGTTAACGCTGACCAGCATTTGAAATGGGCTTTGCCCTGCGTTGTCCAGCTCAAACCTGTACGCCGTACCGTTGAATGCACTGGCCCCACCACCTGTGCCACTTGACGACGAAAGAGTGTTGATGAAATAACTGCCAATCGATTGCACTTCCTTCCATGCGGAAGTGCTGGTGTCGTACACCTTCATCTTGTTGGCAGTCTTGTCGTACCAAAGATCGCCTTCGTCTAGATCTGTGGTCGGCGCATTGTCTGATACTCGATACCGCGCCTGGAAATCGTTGATGTCATCGCTCAGCTGTTTGACGTCAGCCTCTTTAGCAATGAGTTTGTGATAGGTGTAAGTGTTCAGCGTGCTGGTGGTCTGCACCTGCAGGCCCAGGCCGGCGCCCAGTGTGGTGCTGTGCAGGCTGCTGGGGAAGCCGTTGATGGTGACCGTGTCGTTACCGGTTGTGCGCCCTGTGGTGCTAACGCCACTGCCGTTAACTACAACGCCGCCTGCATCAGCAATCGACACCACCGTGCCAGCGTCGTCGCTGGGGTCAGGGTTGGTTGTCGGAAAACTAATCTCGTTTGCAATGGCGACAAAGCCGCCGAGAGCGTTAAGCAGGCCAGTGACGTAGGTGTTGACTGCGCTGCTTGTAGGGATGTCGTTGGTGTTGGCAGGCGTAAGCGTGCTGGATATGGACTTGCCGTCTAGCTGGTTCAGTTCTGCAGTTGATGCAGTAATACCATCGACAACATTCAGCTCTGACGTTGACGCAGTGACGCCGTCCAGCTTGTTTAGCTCGCCAACGTTGGAGGTGATCCCATCTAAAGTGTTGAGTTCTGCAGTGGTAGCAGTAACTCCATCAACAATGTTTAGCTCTGCTGTTGTCGCCGTAACGCCATCCAGCTTGTTGATCTCAGCCGCAGAAGCCGTAACGCCATCGAGAATGTTTAGCTCAGCTGTTGTTGCAGTAACGCCGTCGAGCTTGTTGATCTCTGCAGTTGACGCTGTCACGCCATCCAAAATGTTTAGCTCTGCAGTCGACAACGTGGCGCCATCTAGCACCTGCACTTCTGACTGGGTCAGGTCAGCAAGAGCTGCAGCTGTTGTGCTGCCCATGGTTGCCAGCTCTGTCAGTTCAGCGTCCAGGGGCTGCTTGCCATCCAGTTGCGTCTGGATTGCGGACGTGACTCCGTCTGTGTAATTCAGTTCTGCGGTTGTCGCAGTGATGCCGTCGAGCGTGTTGAGTTCTGCGGTAGACGCAGTAATCCCATCCAGGGTGTTCAGCTCAGCTGTAGTGACAGTGGCCCCATCCAGGATTTGTGTCTCCGCCTGGGTCAGGTCTGCCAACGCGCTGGCAGTGCCAGACGACATGGTTGCCAGCTCTGTCAGCTCAGCATCCAGTGGCTGGAAGTTGGTGTCGACGTAGTTTTTAGTCGCCGCATCCTGCGCACCAGTTGGGTCAGAGACATTGGTTAAACGCTGGTTGCCGAGCGTTGGCAAGCCAGTGGTGCTGCTGATTGTGACGACCTGCTTCTGCGCATCGTCTAGCTCTTGGTCAAGGTAAAGCTGCTGCAGTGCATTGGTGTCTAGGTCAGCAGCCGTCAGGGTTGAGCCGTCGGTGTAGTCGACCAGGACATTGTCCGCAGGCGTGACACGCCGAACCTCTACCCGAACACCACTGCCAGGTGCAGATGCCAGTTGCGCCGTAGTGTCATTGGCGAAACTGAAGGTGGTGTCGACGTAGTTAACAAAAACCTTGACGTGTTCCTTCCTGATGTACGGGAAGGAAATGGCGTACTGAGTAGTGCTGCCATTCCCGGTGTAGACGTTGTAGGCGTAGGGCATGGTCAGTTCAGTGCGTCAACGAAGGTTTGCGTTGTGCTGCCCGCCTCGCGTAATAGGTCGGACGTGCCTCTGTTTCTAATTACAGCATTGTCAGCACGGATCTGCTCTACCCGCTCTAACTCTTGCCGAAGCCCCGCGTTTTCTTCAACAAGCAACGTCTTGGCAGCTGTGACGTACTCTCTAAACAAGCTGCGCACTTCAGCCATGCGCAGGCTTTCGTATTGACGAGAAGGCCGTGACCTGTCGCCTGGGTTGCCGCCGTAATCAAGCGATGCGTACTTCGGATCTTTTGTGACCAGGTCACGCATTGCCTTTTCTAGGTACTTGTCTCTGATCTTCACCTCCTTGGTGCCGATAACCACAAGGCGATCAAGCTCTTGCGGAGACAGCACACGGTTCGGCAGCTTGTCGCCAAAGGCAGTGTCGGTCCACCACTGAGCCATCGAACCTTTGCCGTACAGCTTGCGGATCTCAATGTCGATTGGATCATCTGACAGGGTGCGGGTGACAAAGGCACTGGTGGGGCTAAGCAAGTTGAACGCACTGCGCGCCCAGGGCTGATCTGCAGGAATCAAGTTTGTGCCAAATGCCTGAGGCATAGGCACTGGATTGCCAGTGATTGGATGACGCTCAGGCGGAAACTCTGCACTTGCTCCGGGCAAGCGCATGCGCATTAGCTGCATGGTTTGGGCAGGAATAGCCAGCGGTGCAAACTCCGTGGCTGGGCCTGATGGCAACAACTGCGGGCCAACACGCATGCCAGCAAAGAATGACGGCATAAAGGCACGCAAGTTTGTAGAGATGTACCGAGTCCAAGCGTTGACCCGGCCCTTTTTGCTGCCTGCTCTGCCATTGTCCATAGCGTTTGAATACAGATCCATCAGGCGACGGAACGGCTCAAGAACAGTTGAGTTGAATTTGCCTGGGCCTAAGGACCTAGCGACACCAGCAATAGACACAGCAACTTGCGACGCTGCGGTTTCCGCGTCTTCGTAGCTGACGTTCTCAACCAGCTCCTTATATTCGCCAACAATGCCGATCATTGTTGCCAGTCCATCCAACGCACGCACTTGAAACAATGGCGTGTATTGATCAGTAAATGGCACACGGAAGCGAATGCTGGTTGGCATGTAGCCAGTGAAATCCGCAGCTGGACCAGTTTTGCGTTCACGCCAATCAGCAGGATCAAAGCCAGTGACTTGGATGTACCCGCTGTTTAACAGCTGCGTGATGATGGCAAACGTCATGCTGCCGGTAGCCATCTCACCCAATGCGCGATAGCGGGTGAACTTGTCCTCGCTGTGGATGTCGCGCCAGAAGGTATCAACCAACAGGTTTGCGCCAGGCACCATCCGCATTGCACCTTTCAGCACGTTGACCGGACCGCGTGGCAAGGCATAGATGATTGAGCCGAGCGGGTTTTCGCGCACAAAGTTCGATGCCATTTCTGCCGGTCGCCACAGCCGAGTGGCAAGGGGCCGGCCGTCTGGCGATTCCTTCATGTAGGAATAGGCAAACTTGTCGACGTCGACAGGATCCGTAAGCCCCTGCTCTCTCGCCTTGCGAATCCCCATCTGATATGTCCGGGGTTCGTATGTCGACTTCAGCGGATCGGTAAACGCCACATAGTCCATGACGTTCTTGGCATGCGTGCCGGTGAGCGCGCCACCTTTAACAACTGCGCCGCTAGGCAACGTGACGTCACGCATCTGCCGACGTAGCAACTTCTCTGCTTCTTTGCTGGCGTAGTCCCACACTTCTTTTGAGCCAGGGCTGCCAACGCCAATGCGGGCAGCATGGTCAAGCTGCTCGTCCATCAAGCGAGCCCACTCAAATGACGGGCCCACCATTCCATTGATGAAGCTGTCGATTGCAGTGATGGGACGACCAACGGTTGCCCGCGCAGCACGAGCTATGTAGTGCGTAGCAACAGCGAGGAAGTTTTTGTTGTTGACGTCCATCGACCAATGGCCGTCGTCAATCTCTTGCATCTGCACATCACGCAATGTGCCCTGCTTCGGCCCAGCGTCACGGAACCTGTCGAACCCTGTGTAGTCGACACCAAGGTTGCCGAACGCTTCGTTGTGTTTGAGCGATGCGCCAGTCAACCGCAAGGCATACATCGTGTTCTGGACGTACTTCATGTACGTCTTGAGGCTGAGGCTTGAGCCTTGCAATGCGCTTTGCATGCCAGGCACGTCGCCACGTAAGCCACGGTAAGCAGCATCCATCAACCCACCAGCAGCCGTTTGCCCTGGCAACGTGACAGCCCGGTAAGCACTGCCAAACAGCATTGTCCACCAGGTGCGTGGGGCAGACAGGATTGACATGACATGCCACTGCTGAATGTTGCGGGCAATGCCAGAGCCAGTCGGCGCTTCGCGCATGAACTGAGCCATGCTCGCCGCATACTTCTTGTCGGCTCTTGCTTGGATTGCAACGTCAGCAAGCAGGTCGACGTACTCCTTGGCATCACCTGTCGGCTTGCCTGTCTTGATTGACGCCACTACCTCGGCAGGCAACACACGATCAAGCAGGTTGCCAGCTGCACTGACCTCCTCAGCAAACTCGTCAGCTGCGGTTGCTTTGCTTGCAGCAGGCGGCGCAACCTCTGCCTCAGAGCCAACGATGCGGTTGGCAGCATTGACGTCATAGACAACAACTTCGTCAGTTGGTCCACCACTGCGGCCAATCATTTCTGTTTCATGCCGCAGGCCCTGATAGCCAAGGCCGGTCACATAGTCCTGCAGGCCTGTCTTTTGCTCTGGTGTCAACTCAAGGCCGTTGGCTCCTTTGCGCATGCGGCCCAGGTCCAGCTCGCGAATCAGGTCCGCAAGGCTTTTGTCCATTGACGGCAGGTCCAGGATCTTGACGTCACGCTGCAGTCCGCCTTCGACTAAGGCGCCGCCATAGCCAGGCATGCCTTCGTAGTTGGCAATGTCAGTGGTGAAGTAGACGCCGTCGCCCAGCGCGCCCTGTGCTGGCTGCAAGCCATCGCGCACAGCAGCTTCACCAGCTTCTTTGGTTGTCGGATGCTGCAGGTTGACGCCTTCAAGCAGCTTGGCGTTGAGCATGTTGGGGTCAGCCTTCATCTGCGCAATACGCAGCTGTTGTGCCGCTACCCGTGTCATGCGTGCGTAAGCAGCACCTAGGCGCAACGCATCATTGGTTGCAGCAACAAGCTTGCTAGCGGCTGATGCCTTGGCGTCAGCGCCAACAGCGCCGCTGTATTCAATACCGGCCAGCGCAGCTTTTTCGTTTGCGTCGTCGAGCAGGATTTGCGTGGCACGGATAGACGCCAGGTCTTCGCCAGCGGCAAGGTCGCCTTTGCTGGCTCGTTCAGCCAGCTCCAACAGCCGATCAAGGTCGCCGCCAGTTTCGGCCAGCACCTCAATTGCTTTGCCGTTGATCTGTTCTTCGCCAAACGATGGGCGGCCTGTCAGTTCTGCACGGTCAACAGAGCCAGTCAGGGTTCTGCGCACACCATTGAACGCAGCAGCCATTTCATCGCCACTCAGTTCGATGTAGCGGGTCTTGCCACTGCGGCTCGCATAACGACGCACGTCGTCCTGCAGCAAGTCCTCTACAGAGACGTCGCCGCTGGCAAGCGCATCCATGTTTTCGTTGATGCGACGTGCAACGTCGTCGGGATCCGGGGGCTCTACAGCAAGCTGCGGTTCACGATCAGCAAATTGACGCGGCACACGCTCTGCCATTTCGCCCTGGTAGGCACGCTCAAAGACGTCGTCCCACTTCTGGTAGCCGCGGCCCTTCAGCCAGTTGCCAGCAGCCTCTGCAATCTGCGCCAGCTTTTCAAGCGGCTCTGCCCAGGTAGCTGTGCCGTACTCACCCCGATATCGCCACCAGCCGCCAAAGGCAATGGCCTCTGCCTCCTTACGGCCAATCTGTCCGCTGAGCAGTGCATCCTTGTGCTCAGGCGAAACACGGGCAGCCAACTGGCGCACTTCGTTTTCAGCAGCGCCAAGCACTTCAAACTCTTGCCGCGACATGAACCGGTCCTGCAGCCGGTGAAAAGCTTCGTGGTACGCCGTGTAGAGCCTGCGAATAAACGACAGCGGGTTGGATTTGTGGAACATCGCCACATAGATGACGTCCTCCGCAGGGTCAGCACCCTTGATAAACATGCCTGAGGCGCTGAACTCGTAGCCTTCTGGGCGCCCATAGGCGCGGGCCTGGCTAGGAGTCATGCGCCCTTGGATGCGCGGCACCAGCTCGACGTTGACGTCTGGGCCAGCAACCTTGGCAATCTCGTCCAGCAGAGCTGCACGCTCTTGGTCACCAAGAACTGTCGGGCCGGTGTACTCCTCGCCTAAACGGCCAAAGGAATAGCGAACGTTGTTGACTGGCGGCAGCTCAGCCAGCTGTCCGCCGTCACGCCATGCACCGCTGTCAGGCACCAAGTACTCGTCGGCATCGCCAACTTTTTCGCCCAGGCCTGCACGGATACGCGCACCAGCTTCAGCAATAGTGGATTCATGCAGGCCTAGCTCGCCCTGCAGATAGGCCAAGAACTTCTCTCTGTTCTTGGATGGGCGGCCTTTCTTGACGGTGACGCTGTAGATCAGCGCATCGATGTCAGATTCCCACCGGAGCTTTGTGCTGCGATAACGCGGCGAGCCGTACTTAAATGGCACGGTGGGCGGCGCCTGTGGCACTGCAGCTGGAGCAGGAGCTGGTGCCGGCTCAGGCGTAGGCAGTGGCTGCTCGATCGTGGGCTCATTGATCTGTGAAGGGTTGCCAGTGATCTGGCCACCAGCGCTGCGCAACTTCTCAACGACAGCGTCAAACTCTTCTTGCGACAGATGCTGCAGGCTTTTGCGCAGCTTTTCGACGTCAACCTCAGGCCGTGCGGCAGGCGTAGGCGCAGGGGCCGGAGCAGGCGATGCCTCTCCCTCAAGCGCAGCTCTGACACGCTGCAGGTTTTCGCCAACGACGGTC